GAAAAGATATAGTTGCCATTTTCAACAGCACCCAAAGCAACGATTCCTGCCTTTAAGGTAACTGTTTTTGAATTTAAACCTGCTGTATTGACCGTAAAACTAACCTTTGCCCTTGATGCTCTTTTAGATCTGGGAACATATCCAATATTACGTGCAAGGGAGACTACATTTTCTCGAAGAGTTGCACTATCAATAAAGGATTCATTTACTGCCATGTTTGTATTGAAGGCAGTAATATAAGAGTTGTATGCTAATACATCAATTAAACTTGAAAAATTAGATCCTTCAAAATCAAAATCTGTGAAATTACTATTTGTCCTCAGATAGTCCTTTATCTGAGTACGTAAATCATTAAAATCTAGATTTGTGAAATTATTGAAGGACATTATATTCTAGTTGGTTGTAAAAGAAACTCTATATTTTGAATAGGAACTGGAAGTCCAACAATATCATAAGAAATTTTTATATTTAACTCATTCGAATCTTCAATCGATTCAACAATCACATCTCTCACCACAATTCTTGGTTCAAAGTTACTTAATACTGTTTTAATTTCTTCATCAAGTATTGTTGAAACTTCTGGTCCATTAAGTTCAAATAAAGAATTATCAACAGAGGTTCCCAATAAATTATTGAAGAACCTCTCACCAATACGAGTTCTAACTAAGTTAATAACAGATTTTTTAATCGCATCCTCATTTTTTAATACAAGAACATCATTCGTCACTGGATGTCTAGAAAAAGACAAACTAATGTCCTTAAAACTTCTAGAAATACTAAGCATTTAAACAATGAGCATGATTAATATATCTATAATACTTTTTAGATTATTTTTCCGTATGTTGGTTCAGTTCCATAGTCCCAATCATCATAATCTTCATCATTTCTAATTCTTTCGTGCAATTCAGTTTGTTTCTTTAGATCGTGCTTTGGTGCAAAATCGTGCATAATCTCTTGAATAACTCTTTTTGGTTTTTCTTTATCAGTATCTGTAATGAGTTTTGATGTTCCCCACATCTCTCTCATATAATTCTTATCTTGATCAATTTGATAAAATGCCATTTTGGATCCTCTGTTTTTATATTTAAAAACAGAACTTTTAAGGAGGTTTCTATCTCCTTAAACTATTTAACGATCTAACTGACGAAGTTTGTAATTCTCTGAATTAAAATACTTTAACAGTTCTAATGCTACTAATTTTGGATTTCCTTCACCACAAGTATAAACATCTATCGCAATACAACCTTCCTCAGGCCATGTATGACAAGAAACATGACTTTCTGAGAGTGCAATCACAATTGTTAGACCTTGAGGATGAAAACAGTGCTGAAAAATATTCAAAATTGTCATTCCAGCACGTTGAATACCACGTTCCATGACTCCCTGAAGGGCAATACCATCGTTTAGAAGGTTATGTTCTACGTTATAACCTCCAAAAGAAGGTGATGGACCATCGAAAACTGTTTCAATTCTTATATTTCCACGAAATTTTATTTATTTAAGATTTCCAATGGTTATTTGGTTGCTCCCACCAAAAATGAAGGTCTTCTTGAGTATCATCATAGTATAAACTAACAAAATCACTCTTAAAAGCACTATGAACGTTCTCGCATAATGCTATTGTATGAGCATTTGTATTCATTATCTGCATAATCCAAGAATAATTACTCCCACGAATAACTCCTGCTTCAATTAAAACAAAATTATCCCATTTTGTTTGCCATTTCATAAAGTTTTGAGTAAATTCATCTTTATAAATGCTTACATCTTCGTCTGGAAATGGCACATTGACTGCCTCAATATGAAAAATCTCCCCATCCATTGATAATGAATGAGAGAGATGTTGTGTTGCAATTGCAGAATAGTCGGGAGACACCATCAGAAAACAAGTATTAGATGGATGAATATCTAAATTTGCCATTTTAATCTTATAGGACATTTCCTGAATTAAAGATTTTTCTTTATCCTCAGATATAAAGAGAATTTTTTTCATTTACCGTCCTTGCCCTCTATATTTCTTACGTGCTGAATTACGACTCGTAGCACTATATTTAGTGTTTCTTCCCTCACCTTGACGAGTATTTTTTGGAACACTCGCAATCTGCATATCCTTCCGACTCTTTTGTGCCATTTTTTTAATTCTCCATCTAACGGTTTTTATAAGGGGTTTTTATAAGATCTCTCAGGCCATTAAAAATGCTCCTACAAGACTTATCAAAACCTCATAGGAGCATTATATCATAACGTATTAAAGAAGGTCAAGAAAGACCTTCCAAACACTTATCAGATAATCCTTGTCTTCTCGTGTCCAACACGAATCAAAGGATCACACCAAATCTCATATCCTTGCTCTTTTGCATCCAAACAGAAACTTACATCCTCTCCACACATATCTTGAACCTCTCCAGATTCAAAGACTTGCATCTTCGGTGCAAACCATGGATACTCAAGATTCTCAAATACTCCCTTCTTAATCAATACCCAACCAAATCCTGTATAATCTACCGTAAAAGGTTTACGACGCTTACTAATAGAGTCCAAAGTCTCATGATTCATTACACCACCAGACTTACGGAAATCATCTTCCTCTAACCAATGTGCAACAGATGTGGTGTGACCATCCTCAGTGCAATACCATCCAGCAGCAATATCCTTATCCATTGCAACAAGACGATAGAACTTCTCAGTATCAAATACAATATCACTATCAATCCAGAGTTGATAATCATACTGTAACTTGCCATCCCAAGGAATCTGCTTGGGTCCTCTGAGTACATTTGCTCCAAGACATTTGCATCGTGCAAAGTTTACCATACTCGAATAATCTTGACTAATCTGAATACTCGCACCACTTTGTACCAAATCAAAACAAAGTTGTACGAAGTTCTTCAAATAAATGTAAGATACTCCTCTTCCTGGAAGACAAAATACAATTGACTTCCCTCGAATCATCTCCTTTGCTGCTTCTAAGTTAAACTCTCCTTCTACAGGTCCTGTTGGAGATTTTGCTTTTACTGTAAATCCTTTAGCCATAAAAAATAATTTTTTCGATACTACATTATTTTACCACAGCAAATCATTCATTGCAAATGGTTTCATCCTTATTTAGTTCTACCTGAATATCCCCATCATTACCCCCAGATGTCCATACAAGTCCTCTGATAGTTTTCAGATTATTCTGTAAATCACTCTGCGGTACTTGACTTAATATCTCATTCCCATTGACTGAAATATTATACGTATTCATCCTCCTCCACCTTTCGAAGCAAATCTTCAATCTCCTCTCTCAAACTATCATTGATAACTAAAATCTTATCAGTATCTAACCGATGCTGAATTGTATCAATCAATAAATCTCTCTCATAATCATCAAAATCTAATCTCATTGTTCTCTCAGGGCATTTTTTATTATATATCCTTTTAAATCTTTATACAAAAAAATATTTGGAGTAAAATTTTTTATATGAAAGACAATTTCAAGGTCGATTTCGGTCCGTTGTAGGTTAGGGTAGTGTTGCGTTTTTATATACGGGGGGCAACGGTTTACAATAAGAATACAACAACACAAAATATAACTGTCAAACAGTGCTGTTTGATTATAATAAACGAACAAAAATGTTAGTTTATATTCATTATTGTTTGATTCTTAACTCATAATAATGGGGGGTGGGTATAAATGACGAAGTGCTTGTAAAGTGTAAGATAGGGAGACTACAAGTTAGTACACAGAACTGTGTACAACGAATAGTATAGCACTGTTTGATTCTTATGTCAAATTAAGTGGGGGTGGGCATAAATCACAGAACTGTTATATTGTTGTGCTATAAGACGAATATATGCTTATAGTATAAGATAATCATATACTATGAGTATTGACGAGCATATGCTTATAGTGTGTGTATAACGAACTGTCATAGCACAGTGCTGTGTATAACGAAGTCTTATGACGAACTGTTATGTATAACGAAGTCTTATGACGAATAGTTTTCCACAGGTTTTCCCCAGTGTATAACGAACCCTGTGGAGTATAACGAATAGTTTTCCACAGGTTTTCCACAGGTTTTGAATAGTTTTCCACAGGGCAAATCTTATAAACCCTTACAAACACTACGACTACTTATAAACCTGTGGAAAACTTTGCCTGTGGAAAACTAACGACTTGCCCTATAGAAAACTGTTGCCTCTTGTGGAAAACTATTTTTCCACAGGCACGAAAGTCTTATAATAACTCTCAGTTTTTGTCAAGATGCCCTGTGCCAGTCCTATAAGGGTCTGTGAGGCACTTGACATTTTTTTGACCTTATGGTATAATGCTCGCTTAGACAACAAGACCCAGAGGCATTTAATGAAGCATAAACACACAATAACTATCACAATATAACACTATCATACTATCAACACAAAACACGTAACTATGTTTTTTAATACATTTATTTTAATTATGAAATGTAACGTAATTGTGTTCTAATTGATAATCTATGCTTATGAGCATGAGGAATAGTGTGTGAGAGAGTAGAGAGATAGACTCA